TAATGATTACATTATTGCTTACAGTTCTGCCGCTTCAGTAAACGCTCTCATGATGGGCCATGATGAGTGATAGGAGATAAGAAATGGCTGGCTTAACGAAAACTAAAAAAGAATCAAGAGCAAGTAATCTTTTAACAGATCCAACTTTATTTCCAATATATCATGGAAATTCCAGTGCTGGCCCATATATTAATACAGGTTTTGTCGCGCAACGAACCGCTATTGACTCAACATTTTTTGGCGCTCAGCCTTTTATGGGAAGCTACGCATCGCAAAACGCATATGCTAACTATACAACTGTTTTAAATTATACAAACCTTACTTATCCGATTATTATTGGAAATGCTGTAACCAGTTATTATAACGGCAATGCTACTTATAAAATAAAATTTACGATAGATGGCGTAGAAACGATTATTGAACCAACTACCGCTTTTCACGGCAGATTAATTTGGGGCGCACAGAATATAGATTCAAAAGGTATGTCTGCAACTCAGTATAATTCTTACGGATATGGAATGAGATATCAGCATCCATACGCAGGAGAATATGGGGCTTACCAAGGATCATCAGGAAAAAGTGTTTCAGTGGCTAGACAAGTTTTGGAACATCCAATGGATATGTACGTTCACGGCTATCCAGTTTTACTCGCAGAAAAAAGCGCGAAAGTAGAAGTTCTTGCATCTCAAGTTTACAACCAGACTTATTATAATTATTCATTTGTAAATTGGGCTAATCTTAAAGGATTTTAAAATGAAAAGAGAAAATATTACAAATCCAGATAAAGACCCAGTTCACGGTGATTGGATAAAAGATACTTTTGATGACGGTTCTATAATGGAACATGAGTTTCACGATCCAATAGTAATTACAGAAGAAGAAAAAAAAGAAAACGCTAGGGATTGGAGAAATATGGAGTTAGGTGCTACAGACTTTATTTCAACTGTCACCGATCATCCAGATCATTCTAAATACAAAACTTATCGGCAAAAATTAAGAGATTGGCCTAGCACCTCTGATTTTCCTGACACCAAGCCAGAGTTGGGGAGTTAATAGATGGCTCTAACCAAAGTATCTAAAGGTGTTTTCAGTAGCGATACCGTTCTTCCAGTTGATGCGGTGGGTGGTAATTACGGAAGCACAAGCGCACCGATTACCATAGCGGTTACAGTGGGAACCAAGACAGCCGCGCATCCCTATAACGGTGATGGTAGCAGTTCCGCATACTTTTTAGATGGCGTAGAGTCTCCGGCGATTCAGTTACATGGTGCGGATAACGTCACCTCAAGCACTCAATATATATATCGGTTTGATCAAGCAGATAGCTCAAACAGCGGCCATCCTTTCCTATTTTACTTGGATGCAGACAAAACAACGGCTTTCACTACTGGCGTAACGACCAATGGAACCGCAGGAAGCTCTGGAGCCTATACACAGATAGCAGTCACGGAAGATACACCAAGCATATTATATTATCAGTGTAGCTCACACGCCTACATGGGGAACTATTTAACCGTTCCGGCCTCAAATGTTATTAACCATACGGAAGCCTTGATTAGTATGCCTACGGCTACGACCACTTTAGTAGGCACAAACACTACGGACACACTTACAAATAAAACTATTTCAGCCGGAGCCTTTGCAGGGGTTTCTAATTTCCAAGCCGCACTAACAGAACAAGCCGTTGCGCTCACTTCAGGCACTTCAGTAACCTTGGATATAAGCGCAGGAAGTCTTTTCACAATCACGCTGGCCCATAACATAGGCACGTTTACATGGAGCAATCCGGCATCGTCAGGCGATGTATCCGCTTTTGTTTTGAAGGTGACTCAGGACGGCACAGGCAACAGAACGATAGCTTTCCCTGCCTCAGTAGTTTGGGCAGGAGGTACAGCCCCTGAATTGTCAACAGGTGCGGCAGATGTAGACGTACTTGTGTTTTTTACGGTGAATGCAGGGACAACCTATTACGGCTTCACCGCTGGTTTGGACATGAGCTAATGGCTTTCCTTGCTCAAAAACTTATCTCTGCGTCTGGTGCGACAGAAGCAACAGATGATGACTTTAACCTAGTTACACAGCTATATCAGTTTGACGGCACAAACGGAGCGCAGAATAATACGTTTTTAGATTCGTCTAGCAATGCTTTTAGTGTTACGCGATCAGGAAGTGCAACGCAAGGAACTTTTAGTCCCTTTAGCAGCGATGAAGGCAAGTGGTCAACAGAGTTTTCAGTAAGTGGAACTACAAATAAACTTACTCTCAGTTCTTCAGCAGATTTTGCGTTTGGAACAGGAGCCTTCACAATAGAGTGTTGGGCTTATGTAACCGCTGATACCAATCCTTATAGTAGAGTATGGCACCTTGGCCCTTATTGGAATGATAATAACTCAATAGGTCTTGTTGTAAACGACACGGCATCAAGCGACAAAATAGCATTTTGTGTTTATGCGGCAGGAGGAAGGACTTGTGTATCAACAAACGCAACTCCAATGAATCAATGGACGCACATTGCTTGCGTTAGAGATAGCTCTGGTAATTTTAAATTGTTTGTAAATGGTAATTTAGATGCAACAAATACATCTTACACATCAACTGATATTAGTCCCGGAGGAAATCAAACATTTGCTATTGGGAATATTGTTGAAACAAATGCTTCTTTAGAAGCAGAAGCCTGTTTTGAAGGTCGTATATCAAATCTAAGGGTGGTTAAAGGAACAGCATTATATTCATCCAGCTTTACTCCCAGTACTTCACCGCTGACCGATGTTACAAATACTAAACTTTTAACTTGTTGCAGTAATAGATTTACAGACAAATCTACGTCTGCACACACTATATATACTGGCAATCTTCCAAAAATACAACCTTTCTCACCCTTTGCGCCTAGTGCAGCTTATGATCCAGCAGTGAATGGAGGATCAGGGTATTTTAGTGCCACAGCGGATTACGCATCTATTGCGGCAAGTAGTGATTTTGATGTTTTGAGTAATGGTACATTTACCATAGATTTTTGGTTCTATAGAACTGATGCGCTTGGGCTTTATGCGGATTACGTTGGAATATTCAATGGTGTGAGTGCTGGTGTTTTATTGTATCAATATAGCACAGGCTTTCATGTTTATATTAATGGTTCTACAGTTTTCAATGTTACTCATCCTGCTTTAAATCAATGGGTTCATGTAGCATTAACAAGGGATGGAACGACACTAAGGCTTGCTTTAAATGGAGTTCTTCAAGCAAGCTCAACTGCTAGTCTAGGAACGTCTAACTACCCTTTGAATATTGCAGGAGATAGTACAGGAAGAGCAGGACTCCAAGGATATATATCAGATGTGCGAGTGGTAAAAGGAACAAGAGTATACGCTTCTAATTTTACTCCTCCCACTGCACCCTCTACAGCTATAACTAACACCGAAGCACTTTTAAGTTTTACCAATGCCGCTATGTTTGATCAGACAGGCAAGAGTAATATAGAAACCGTGGGGGATGCACAGTTAAATACCTCTATAAAGAAATTCGGTACAGCAAGCGCAAAGTTTGATGAATCAGGCGATTATCTTGTTGTACGCAATGCTCCTTATTTATACGGTGGTGATTTTACTATAGAGGGTTTTGTGTACTTTAACTCATCTCCTACAGATGGTCAGGGACTGTTTGTTTATGATAGTGCAGTTATGGGGAATAGGGCTGGATATGGCCCAGCATTAGGGACATACGCAAATGCTCCCTATCAAGGAAAGTGGCATTCGTATTATGGAACTCAGGCAAGTGCTGGAACTGGCACACAGGGCAACTCTGAAGCCACCCCTAGTGCTACCACATGGATTCATTTCGCGTATGTACGGACATCAGGGGTCATTAAAATTTTCATTGGTGGCAGTCAAATAGGAAGCGATATAGCTTGGACAGGAAATTATATAGCAAATGATGTTCTTACAATAGCAGGGTACTATTCGACCTCTTATCTATTAAATGGTTATATAGACAGTTACCGTGTCACTCTTAAAGCCCGATACACATCTAACTTTAGTCCTCCCAGTGAGGAGTTCCCAAATAGGTAATAATATGCAGATAGCTATAATTAAAGATAATAAAGTTGAAAGCATGGGAGAACACAGAGAGTTGTTCAAGAATGTTGCTTTCCCTAAGTCTGGCCCACCTGCTGATTGGATGACTGAAAATTCTGTAATGCCTGTGACGATGAGCCGTTCATACGATAAGATGACCCAGAAAAGCACAAGCGTAGATCCTTATATTGAGGACAATATTGTATATCTACATAAAATAGAAAGTTTGACGGACAGTGAAAAAACAGCCGCACAGACAGCAGAAACGAACAGAGTAGCAGAATCACAAAGGGCAGAACGCAACAGAAGACTAGCAGAAACAGATTGGATGGCTTGTAGTGATGTCACTATGAGCAACGATTGGAAGACATACAGGCAAGCTCTCAGGGATATAACGAAGCATGAAAACTTCCCGAATTTAAAATCCCCAAACATGGACGGATCAGGCGATAACGATTGGCCTACCAAACCGTCTTAAAATATCGTGTATACTTGAGATAGCTTATTCAAGCTAAGATGGGCTAGATAGCCAAACTCAATACATGAGGTTTTATGTTTGCAGAATTGGCCGCGATTGGTTCAGCCCTATCCGCGATAAACAGCGCAATATCCACGTTAAAAGAATCCAAGCAAAATGCGGAGGATGCCGCTAGTCTGCTAGGGAAATTCGGAAATACCACCCAACGTCTTGATAAGTGGGAAAAGAAAACTAAGAGTAAACGCCCACTGACCCCTAAAGAGGCTATGGATCTAAGCCTCCAGCGCAGAAAAATAAAACAAACTGAAAACAAACTGAAAGATCATTTGTTAATGATGGGGATGTCAGACGTATGGAGAGAGAGCGAACGGATAAGGAAACAATCAGAAAAAGAGCATCAGCAATACCTGAAAGATATCCATAAAAAAAGAAAGATAAGACAGCAAAAAATGCAAGAGCGTTTGACAGCGGCATTTATTATTTTCTCTTTGGTGTTTCTATCATTTTGTGGCTGGTATATCTGGGAAGCAGTTCAAAAGAAACGAATTGATAACGCCAAAGAAAGACTTGAGCAAGCAAAAGAAAGACAGCGGAATATGAGGAAGTGCGGAAGGTTTAAATGTTAATGGCATTTTTGCTAGTCGTTTTGGTTGATGGTAAAGTAACATCAGATAATAGAATGTTGTTTAAAAATATCTACCGATGCAATGAGTTTGCGGTTAGCATAGAACAAGCAAAATACGGAAGAAATCACAGGCCGCATTATAGGCAGGAAAATATAACGGCGTATTGTGTGCCAAAGATGGTTCCAAAGGGGACGCAACTTTTTGACTAGGAGGCAAAATGTCTGGTTTGGAAATTAACACCGCGCCCACAGGTGAAACATTAACCGAAGCTGAAATCAGAAACTACCTAAGAGTAGATGATGTCAATGAGCTTGCAACGCTCCAACTTCTAAGGGTAGCGGCAAGGCGTTTCTTTGAAAGCTACACAGGCCGGAGCGTATTAACCCAGACCCTGACTCTTTTCCTTGATGATGTGAATGATGTTAATGATCCGATATATGAAGGGATATACAATAAGCCAGATTTAAACTTCTATAAGAATTATATCGTCCTACCAAGCCCACCAGTTCAATCGGTTTCACACATTAAGACCTATGACGATAGCGACACGGCAACCACTTTTGCCGCTTCAAAATATTATCTTGATAAAGTAAGAGAGCCAGCCAGAATCGTTCTGAGGACAGGCGAAACATTCCCTACAGCTTTACGAGTGGCGAATTCAGTAGAAGTTAAATATGTCGCTGGTTATGGTGCGGCGGCGGCTGTTCCACAGGATATAAAGGTTGGAATGTTGATGCACATCGCTTATATGTATGACCAAAGGGGTGACATGAAGAATTACCAAGAAACTATTAACGTGCCACCGATGGTTAAGCAGTTGTACGCAAGGTTCAAAGTGCTAGACGGCATGGCAGGGTCTAAATTCTCAGCGTTGGGGTAAATTATGGCCGTTGATTATGGCATAGGCTCAATGAGAGAGCTTATTACAATACAGGTTGAAGCAAGGACAGCAGATGGAGCCGGAGGCTTCACCAAAGCCTATTCTACGGACTTTACGGCTATGGCCTATGTCCAACCATTGCGCGGTCAAGATCCCTTCCTACAGGGCCAGCTTACGGAGACAATCATATTTGATTTTGTCATTAGATACCGAAGTGACAAGAGCGTAGACGCAACCAAGCGGATTCTTTACAACTCCAAGGTATATAATATTATCTCAAGCATCAATCTAGATGAGAGGAACCGATACACAGTGATTCGCGGAGAAAGAGGCGTGGCGGCGTAATGTTTAAAAATGCCAGACAGTTCGGTCTAAACATGAGGCAAAAGCTAGGCGTGAACGCGAGGAAGAATGTAAAGGATGCTTTAGAAAAATCTGTCAATGAGGTTCGTAATGTTGCGGTAGAAAGTATTGTCCGCAATCCAAGAAGGGGGCCGGAAGTAAGGCGAAGGGGGCAGACATTTAATATAAGTAGAGCCGGAGACCCACCAGCACAGGATCAAGGGTTTTTATCAAGCCAA